CCACTTCAAGCTGGCAATGAATACTTCCAGTCTCTCTATGCTTTCCTGTTATTGTCAGGGAATAGCTATGCGATCAACAGCACGGCAGGAGGCGTCCCGTCAGAGTTGCATCTTTTGAGACCTGATCGGGTTGAAATCATCCCAAGCAATACAGCTATTCCAAAGGGTTATAGCTACAAGTTAAATGGAAAGGTCGTAAAAACATACGATGCTGACCCATTTACAGGTCAATCTGAAGTTAAACACTTCAAGCTATGGAACCCAATGGACGATTACCTTGGGCTTTCTCCGCTCATGGCTGCGTCTATTGATGTAGACCAGCACAATCTCATAGCAAAGCATAACATAGCTCTATTGGTTAATGGGGCGCGTCCCACAGGCGCGGTTATTTTCAAACCAAAAGACACGTCTGGCAATGCAATGACGCTTTCTGAAATGCAAAGAAAGCAAGTCCAAGATGATCTCAATCGTCGCATGAGTGGCACTGCCAACAGTGGGAAACCAATGTTATTGGAAGGCGATTTCGATTGGAAAGAAATGGGAATGTCTCCGCGTGACATGGATTTCTTGCAGCAAAAGCACATGGCAGCAAAGGACATTGCGCTTTGCTTCGGTATTCCTTCGCAACTTATTGGTATTCCAGACAGCCAAACTTATGCAAACGTCCAAGAGGCTCGTTTGGCGTTATATGAAGAGACTATTATTCCGCTGGCAATGCGGGTCTGTAGTGATTTGAATGAGTGGCTTGCACCATCGTTCGGTGAGGATATTCGTATCGAGTATGATGTTGAAAGCATCCCAGCCATGACTGAGCGCCGCCGCCGGGTCTATGAGAATGTCACTTCTGCTGTTCGTGAGGGCATTATTAGTCGCAATGAAGCCCGTGATCGGTTGGGTCTAGGGCCGATCCAAGGCGGTGATGAAGTATTTATCGCAGCAAACCTTTTCCCGCTGGGTGGCCCAGAAGTAGCCCCCTCAGAGGGTGATAAGGCCGTCAGTGATGGTGCGGATGCCTATGGCGAATTTAAATTGGATCAGTATCCTGACGGAGAGGATGTTCCAGACGAGCTTCCTGACGCCTATCGAATGGGTACAGGCGAAAACAGATGCGGCAACTGCGATTACTACGATCAGGGTTCTTGCATTTTGTTCGATGCCGATGTCCGGGCGCAATATGTTTGCGGTAGATGGAAAGAGGCTCAAAAAAAAATTGAAAAAGCCGAAAGCGATGTAGATACAGTTCCTACTGAGGCTATGGCGATTAACGGTCAACGCGCACTTGATATGCGCAAAGAGTTTGGCCGTGGGATGACGCGAGTAGGTGTCGCCCGTGCCAACCAGCTTATCAATCGTGAACGCCTTTCCCCTGATACAGTTCGCCGGATGAAGAGCTTTTTTGCCCGTCACGAAGTAGACAAACAGGGTCAAGGCTTCAATCGCGGTGAGGCTGGATACCCAAGCGCCGGAAAGATCGCATGGCTTGGCTGGGGCGGTGACGAAGGCCAATCATGGGCCAATCGAAAAGTAGATCAGTTAGACAAAGAGCGTGATAAATAATAAGGGCTCGAAACAAGGCGGGGGTTATTCCCCCGCTTCTTCCTTAAACTTAAAGCCATCGTCAGCTTCAATCATGTCCAGTACAATGTTACGCAAGCTGTTCATAATCACATCATACGCTTCATCTATATTGGATGGTTCAACAGTGTTCCTCCAATCTAAAGCGACATAAGATGCAAGACCAGCTAAGAGATCGCTATGTTTGGGTTCGCCTTCTAATTTGAACTTCTTTCCTGAAACTCTTTCGTATGATGTTGCGGTTGCTTTCCCAAAGCGTCTTATGATTTTTGCGGCTTCATTCAGTTTCATTTTTTTACTCCCATACTGCGCATTGTGGGCTTACTACATTCATAAGCTCGTTGGTTTTAAGGAAATCAATTACTTCATCTTCACTGAGGTATTTGCAGAAAGCTAAGATCAAATTGTAATTGTCAAAGCATCCGTATTCTACAGCTTCAAGGAATTCATTGGTTACTTTTCTTGCGGGGGTGCTCATAGCATTTCTCCTTTACGTTGGGTCCAAGTTCTGCGCTTCTGGTCAACTATGCGCCATGTTCTCCAATCAATCTGGTCAAACTCTTCGGCCATGTAATCGCAAGCATCTTGCAGGTTGTCAAAAGACGCGGATAGGTTCCAGATATTATCTGGGTCAATTCCCCGTGCAATATAAGCGTCCTTATGGCCTTGAGGCAGGTCATCATGGTATTCAACTCTAAATCGGTAAATGGTCTCAGTAATCATTTCTTGTCCTTTCTGGCTTCCTTGTTAGTTTGATATATTAACTCAAAAGTTAATGCAAGCACAATTTTTGTTAAAATAATTAACAATAGGTGTTGACATATGTAACACCAAATGCTACCTATATTATATAGAGAGAAACGAAAGGACTAAAGAAATGACACGCCCTAATATAATCGAGCTTTTTGATACAGCTTTTAACAAGGCGATCCAAAAATCAGAAAACTGGGTATCAAATGAAGAAATGAACGCCAATTTCATTGAAGCTGATATTTGGATGGACCTTGCGGGAGAGCATGGCAGACCCTCAATCCAAGAGGTAATGGATACAGAATTCAATGAGGCAATGAACGAATGGATGGGAACTTCCTTTGAGGGAGTAAAAGAGCACTTCGCTGGATAACTTAACGGGGTTACGGCCCCAATGCTCTGGGAGGGCATGACATGACCAATTCAAATTTTACATATAATGACGGGGGCCGCGCCGCCTCTGGACGCAAGGGCAGCGCGGGTGATTGCGGAGTTAGGGCGATGGCTATTGCGCTGGGCCTTGACTATGAAACTTGCTACAAAGAGTTGGCCCAAGCCAATCAAGACGCTGGCAACAAGAAGTCGGCTAGGAACGGATTGGCAAAATCTGTTTATGAGAAAGTCCTTAACAAGCACGGCTGGTTTTGGATGACTGCACCTAAGTTTGAAGGACGCAAGTGCAAAGCGTCTGATACTGAGGGTGTTTGCATTGCTAGAATGTCAAAGCATTACTGCGCAGTAATAGAGGGGGTTCCTCAAGATACCTTCGATAGCTCCAATAAGATGGTCTATGGCATCTGGGTAAATGAAATTAACCACTAAAGGGAGTGGGGGAAGCCCCCTTCCCGACCCTCAAAAAAAAGTTAAAATAATTCACTTTTGGGGTTGAACTTATAGCGACTGTTAATTATATTAACTTTATGGGCAGCAATAAGGAGACACCCAATGAGCGGCGCAACTGCACAAGACTTTAAGAACTGGACTGCCAAGGCGAAGAAGGCGACCGTTTCTGAATTGGAATATATCATTGCTGATTGTCGCAGCGCACGGGAAGCCATGAAGGGCTGGAACCCAGAGAAAGAAAACTATTATGCTGACCAAGGCATGACTTTCTCAGATGAACTTAGGAAAAGGGGTTAGGGATATGGACAAGCAAGACACAATGATCGCAGTAATATTTACAATTATATTGGTAATTGGAGCGATTAATATTGACCGCCTTATGGTGATGCTATGACCACCAGAGCGGCGATATTAAAGGCACTCAATGATGATCGTATATCCTTGGAGGTAGGAGAGGATTATTTTTACTTCCTGTTCTCAGAGGGCGGCTATGGTTATTACATGGATCGCTGCGTATATGTTTCTCGCTTGAACCATTTGAGCCTCGAACAATGGGTTGAAGAGGGCAAGGCGTTTATTGCTTCAATTGACGATTAAACATGATATAGTCTGCCTATGGCAGTGCATAATTTCAAACAGGCTGGCGGTTCAAAATACAGCGCCAGAAAAGAAGTCATCGAACAGATGCGAGTTAGGCAAGCGTTTGAGCGCAAGCTGACCCTCAATCTAATCACGCAATTTTCACAGATAGGCGACATTGCAAGGCGTGAATATTTGGAAAGAGGCTCTGTCGATCTCACAGGGACTTTGATCCAAGGTAAAATCCTTTCAGTTCTTGAGCCCCACTATCGTGCGGTAATTGATGAATTCGGTCTAAGGCTTCTGCGCAATTTGAAACAGGAAAGCCAATTTGAAACTCTCATTCGTGATTACATAAAGATATTTGGTCTTGAGGCTGTCAGTAGGATTTCAAGAACAACAAGGGCGCGTTTGATCTCAGTCCTTTTAGAGAATGAGGCGGAAGGTCTTGGGGTTCGCGCCGTAGCTGATGCAATTTATCAATCTACTCGAGGGCAATATTCAAAAAATCGGTCAGCAACGATTGCGAGAACTGAGACGCATAATGCTGCTAGTTACGCCAACCATGAAGTAGCAAAGACCATGGGTATCCTTGAGCTTCAAAAGCAATGGGTTTCGGTTTCTGATGATCGAACTCGCGGTGGACATTCTGCAATGAATGGTACAATGATACCCATGAATGAGGATTTTCAGGTTCCAAGCGATTTTGGGCCTGTTTCAATGGCCAGACCGGGCGACAGTAGGGGTGGGGCTGCAAACACCATCAATTGCCGCTGTGTTTTGCTGTATGTGTCGCCAGAAGACGACATAATCGACGAGTAACTTGCTCAAAAAACAGAAATGAGTTATCTTTGGGTCAATGTAACTGATCTTGAGGTCTTACCCAATTTGAGGGCGGTAAAATGAGTAATGAACAAATTGATGTAGAAGAGTACATTGCCAATCAAGAAGCTAAGTCAGAAAAAATTGACATTGCTTTTGAATATAAGGCTGAAACGTCTGAAGATGACGATGGTACATTCTCTGGCTACGGCTCTATTTTTGGGAATAAAGACCTTGGCGGCGATGTAATTGAGGCTGGAGCTTTTGCCAAGTCAATTGGGCGCAAGGGCGCAAAGGCTGTAAAGCTACTGTATCAACACAAATCAGACGAACCAATCGGCGTATTCGATGAAATCATTGAGGATGATCGCGGTTTGAAAGTTAAAGGCCGCCTTGCAATGGGGACGCAGCGAGGCCGTGAAGTTTATGAATTAATGAAAATGGGCGCACTGGATGGCTTATCAATCGGCTATCGTGTTGATCCAAAGCAGGTTGATTACGATGAAAAGGGCAAAACTCGCCGTTTGAAATCAGTTGATCTTATGGAGATTTCTGCTGTCACATTCCCAATGAACCCACGCGCACGGGTTCAAGCGGTCAAAGGCACAGAACGCTCGGTTCGGGAATGGGAGCAATTCCTTCGGGATGAAGGGAACCTGTCTCGCACTGAAGCAAAGGCAGCGGCATCTGCCGTTACCAAGGCACTGGAACAGCGGGATGCTGTGAAAGAGGAAACGCCTAAAGTCCTTGAGGCTCTCACAAGCCTTACCAACATCCTAAAATCTTAACGGAAGGATTTTCCAAATGGAAAA